GAATGTCACGGATTTCCTACCAGTGTTCGACCCTATAATGCTATGTATGATGTAAGACAAAAATTACCGTTGTTTACCAAAAGCAACGCTAGTAAGAGTTTGTATTGTGCTGGCTACTATACTATTAAATTTAATAAAGGATGGGTCAAATCATTTTGTCCTAAAGTCATTACGCTAGAACGTAATGAATATAAAGGACCTTTTAAAACTGAAATTGAGATGAAACAGGTTCTTACTAATGTCAAATCAGATTAATTTAAGTCCTATAACACAATTTATACATTCATTAAGAGCTGCTGAATTATCACAGGCTAAAGAAGTTAAATTACCAATACAGCAAGCAAGACTACTTGGATTAGCTCTTAATGAAATACAACAAAAATTATTAGAAGATTACGAAACTTTATTTAACCAAGTAAAATCTTCGCAAGATACTGAAGTAATAACCGTTAATATGGACGGAGGCGGCTTTAAGTAACAAACAGGCATAAATATATGCGTATATATTCGAGGATACGTAATGAGCCGCCCAAAGCCTAAAGTACTGTTAGAACACACTAACAAACGAACTTATAAATCTGAACAGATTTTAGAAGCCGAAGCCATCTGGGCTGTTTTCTATAAGAATGAACCTTTTAATCTAAAATCGTTTAACAGCCTCGTAAACTACCCTGGTCCAAAATATAAAAAAGTTTCTTTTTCAAATCCTGGTCACGCACATAATTTGGCAAAGAAATTGAATTTGACATTTGGCACTACTGATTTCCAAGTTGTAATGTTGACCAGCGGTACTGTTATAAAATGATAACAAGAGATGTTCTTACTAAAATATTCCTTGAGCAATGGGGTAAGAGTAGTGATGACGTTAATTTAAAACTATTTTCACGTAAATGGTGGCAAAGTACTCGCGCAAATAAACAAACCAATTTTCGGCTAAGTGACGAAGGCTATGAATTTTTAGTGCAAGAATTGGATTTGAAGGAATACGAAATTCCATTTACCGAACCCATCGAATTAAGCCCCCAAACAATAATATTTTTGGAAAGATACATAGACTGTCCTTACTATCTTACCAATATGTCAATAACTGTCTTTTCAGAACGCAAGAGTTTTGAGCTTTATTTGTTTTCGGACGACATTCGAAAATTTGGTATAATTAAAGCTATGAATGAGCGTGAAAAAGAACTAGCTAGCCAAAATAACAGTTGACAACATCGCTGAGTTCCTATACAATACTTACTTACACAGCGTTATTCGTAACAAATTTTTTAACTAAGATAGGAACTTAAAATGGCAGAAATCAGTAGCCGTACAGTGGGCCCAAGCGGTGCCAAAAAGTCTTTGCGTAAGGCTTTCAAAAATCAGCGTCCAATTTTCCTTTGGGGTCCTCCAGGTATTGGCAAATCTGACATTATTAAACAACTCGGTACTGAGCTTGATGCTCACGTAATTGACGTTCGCCTTTCTCTTTGGGAACCTACAGATATTAAAGGTATTCCATATTTTGATTCCAACGATAATACTATGCGTTGGGCTCCTCCAAGCGAATTGCCAAGTGCAGAAATGGCAAAAGAGCATAAACACATTATTCTTTTCCTCGATGAAATGAACTCTGCGGCTCCTAGCGTACAAGCAGCTGCTTATCAGCTGATTTTGAATCGCCGTGTAGGTACTTACCACTTGCCAGACAATGTTATGCTAGTAGCGGCTGGTAACCGTGAAACTGACAAAGGCGTTACATTCCGTATGCCTGCTCCGTTGGCTAACCGTTTTGTTCACTTGGAAATGACTGTTAACTGGGATGACTACTTTGAGTGGGCTGTTGAAAACAAAATCCATAAGGACGTAGTTGGCTTCTTGTCTTTTTCTAAAAAGAGCTTGTACGACTTTGATCCAAAATCTAGCTCACGTGCGTTTGCTACTCCACGCTCTTGGTCGTTTGTTAGCGAATTGCTAACAGATGACGATGTGGATACAGACACACTAACTGATTTGGTATCGGGTTCAGTTGGCGAAGGTTTGGCAATTAGTTTTATGGCTCACCGTAAAGTTGCAGGTAAGATGCCTAACCCTACAGACATTTTGTCAGGCAAAGTTAAAAAGATGGATTCCAAAGAAATCTCAGCTATGTACTCATTGACTGTGTCATTGTGCTACGAGCTTAAAGATTCTTGCGAGAAGAAAGCTAAAAACTGGAACGAGCAAGTCAATAACTTTTTTGAATTTATGATGAATAATTTTGAAACTGAATTGGTTATTATGGGTACTAAATTGGCTTTAAGCACTTACAAGTTGCCATTGGATCCAGATGAGATTAAATGCTTTGATGACTTCCACAGCAAGTTTGGCAAATACATTGCCGCAGCTACTGAGAAATAATTAGAGTTATCTATATTTGACACCACCTTCGGGTGGTGTTATACTATATACTATAGCAAATTAGGAGTTTAAATGTCACATACAGATCCAATTATCGACAAAATTATTGTAGCCCGTGTGGGTCTACTACTTCGCCATCCTTTCTTTGGTAATATGGCTACACGCCTAAAAATTGAAGAAGGATCTGAATGGATGGGAACTGCCGCTACAGACGGTCGTACTATCTACTTTAATCGAGAATTTTTTACTCCACTTAGCGTAAAGCAAGTTGAGTTTGTTATTGCTCACGAAATTTTGCACAATGTATTTGATCATATGGGTCGTCGCGAACATCGTAATCCACGTATCTTTAACATTGCCGCTGACTATTGCGTAAATGGACAATTAGTACGTGACCGTATCGGCGAACACAACATTGAAGGGATCAAAATCTTCCACGATACCAAATACTATGGTATGGGTGCCGAAGAAGTCTACGATAAAATCTTTGATGAAATGGACGAAGACGAACTTAATGCACTAGGTCAACTTCTAGATGATCACATCGACTGGGGCGAAGATGGTAAAGATGGCAAGCCAAAATACACTAAAGAAGAACTAAAACAAATCCGTGACGAGATTCGTGAAGCCACTATGCAAGCGGCACAGGCGGCGGGTGCGGGTAATACCCCTGCAAGCGTTCAACGGATGATTAAAGAGCTTACAGAGCCTAAAATGAATTGGCGTGAAATACTACGTCAACAAATACAAAGCACTATTAAGAACGATTATTCATTTATGCGTCCTAACCGTAAAGGTTGGCATATGAGTGCAATTTTGCCTGGCACACAATTTGAAGACACTATTGATATTTGTGTTGCAATTGATATGTCTGGTTCTATCGGTGATGAGCAAGCTAAAGACTTCTTAACAGAAATCAAAGGCATTATGCAAGAGTACAAAGACTTTAAAATTAAGCTATGGTGTTTTGACACTAAAGTTTATAACGAACAAAGTTATGACGGATATTCAATCGATGAGTTTGATAACTATGAAGTAATGGGCGGTGGCGGAACTGAGTTTGATGCCAACTGGGAATATATGAAAGAACACGATATTCAACCTAAGAAGTTTATTATGTTCACAGACGGTTATCCTTGGGGTAGCTGGGGCGATGAGGATTACTGTGATACAGTATTTGTCATCCACGGTAATAATACTATTGTTCCTCCGTTTGGAGAATATGCTTATTACGAAGCTGTTGAAGAGACGGCATAATGGCATTAAAGAATGGCAAACCTAATCCTTTAGACTACTTTGATCTACGTAGGGTTGAGTTTGCCTGCCCTCATTTTAAGTACACAAGCATAGACAAATACAATCCAGTACTAGTCAGATCTATTGATATTTGGATAAAGAAGAATCTAAATAATAGGTACTATGTAGGGCAGGGTATAACTCTAGATAGTTCCAATACTATTGTGTATAATACACGAATTGGTTTTGAAAGTGAGAAGGAATTAAGTTTTTTCACGATTGCCTGTCCACATTTACAAACTAGATAATTAAATGTGTACTTTATCATATAAGGAGATTTACAATGGCTGAAGCACAAACACAACAACCGGCAGCAGATGCACAAGCGGGTTCTACAGAATTAACTATCAATGACTTAAACGCAATGAAAGTTATCATTGATATTGCAAGTTCACGTGGCGCATTTAAACCAAATGAAATGGTTGCAGTTGGACAAACATATACAAAATTAACAACATTCTTGGATGCTGTATCTGCTCAACAAGCAGCGCAACAACCAGCCGGCGCACCAGCACCAGCACCAGCACCAGCAGCGCCAGTACCACCAACAGGAGCATAATATGGCCGAACTTAAACACGTCGGCCGTGTAAAAGCTACTAACAAAAAAGTGTTGGTAGCCTATCGCACTCTCCCCGGCGATGCAAATTTTTGTTTAATTGTACCTACAGAAAATTTACCAGACATCTATCACGATGCTTTGATTAATTTAGTAGAAAGTGCAACTGGACAAGAAGCCTACGAATTTGCCGAAGCAATGGATCGTAGCCAATTCCCAGACGGTGCTAGAATGTTACCTGCACTACACGCAAGTGGACGTCTAATCAAAGCTGCAACAAATGCGATTGAAATGACACCTACTCCACAAGTAAGTATTTTGTTAAGCGAGCTTAACGGCATTATTGCTGAACAACGCGGTGTTACTATCGACGAACTTTCTCTTAAAGAAGGTGTTAACGATAAACCTGCTCCTAAGGCAGAAGCAAAAGTCGAAGCTAAAGTTGAAACTGTTCAGGCAAGTGTTCAGCCAACAAGTTTTGATAGCCCAGAAGCCGAAGCAAAATACTATCGTAGTCAAGCTGATAGACTAGCAAAAGAAGCTGCTGTATTCCGTAAACGTGCGGAAGACTTAGTTCCTACTGTTAAGAAAAAGGCTAAAGATACGGCGTGACACATCAGGGAAGAATTCTTCCCAAGGATGTCATAGCACATTGGCCAGAAGTATTTGGTGAAGTACAGTTAAATGTGATACCTCTTAGGTATCTGCATACCGTGCTGGTCAATTTTAAAGACGGCAAAACTTGGGAAATTAGAATAACAGCTCAAACTAAACGAGACGGGTGGAGTGTCTTTGAAAAGAATCTATCTGAAATTTGTAAAAGCTATGAAGAAAAAATTGACAATGTTGATTTTAAATTAGATGCTACAAAGGTAAGAAAAGATATTGAAAAGTCCACTCAGAAATTTTTGAAAAGAAAGAAGCTATAAATAATGAATGTTAGATTACTTAGTTACTCTCAACCAACCGAAGAATTTGCTTCTATGGGCGTCGATGATGCGCAAGAACTCATTGCGTATTGCGCCCGTGTGTCCAATCCCTCCAACCAACTTAACACCGAAACATCAGAAAAACTCATCCGATACTTGGTCAAACACCAGCACTGGTCACCACTCGAAATGGTCAGTGCCTGTATCGAAATTACAACAACAAGAGACATTGCCCGTCAAATCTTGCGACACAGAAGTTTCAGTTTCCAAGAGTTCAGCCAGCGATATGCTGATCCTACTCGAGACCTGTCGTTTGTATTGCGAGATGCTAGGCGACAAGACACCAAAAATAGACAGAACAGCATAGACTTAGATGTGCATAATAACGATGAAGATCGTTTTCTTGCATATCAATGGGAACGTATGCAAGAGCTTGTTATTAAACAAAGTAGAGAAGCATACGCTTGGGCAATTGAAAAAGGTATTGCTAAAGAACAGGCTCGTGCTGTACTACCAGAAGGATTAATTGAAAGTCGGTTATATATGAATGGTACACTACGTAGCTGGGTACATTTTATTGAGCTACGCAGTGCAAACGGCACACAGAAAGAACATCAAGAAGTTGCTCTAGCGTGTGCCGAAGTTATTAGTAAAATCTTTCCGATGGTTGGTTCTTTTAAAGAATAACGCACTCGATCAATTTAACTCCAGATTCATTACTTGACTCAAGAGCTACAGCAAATACATCAGCATCAGCCTGCGTAATTGCTTTACCATAACCTGAACCGTAAGGTTTAATTCTATTACCCTTAGTTACAGGGCCGATTACTTTAACAGGTACTCGGCCTTTTAATGCGATATAAGTTCCGCCTTCAAGTGTTTGATTCATCTTAACACCCGGATTAGCACTAACTACACCAATAGCACGTTCATTAATATTGCAAGAAGTAACTTCAGCATCGCCGCCTACCATCATTACTGTACCAACTTCGTACTCTTTGTCAGCCATATACTTTTCTGCCAAGTCAGCGTGACTTGTACTAAAGTTATTAGCATACATATTGTTGAACCACTGTGTAGAAGAACCAACATTTGTGACGCCTGATGAACCTGGATAAACTGTATCACCTAATAACTGTAGTGTATAGCTGTTTACAGAACCCACGCGAGTTTGGAATACGATTGGAACACCTGAAATGTTACTCTTAAACACAGGAGTTGCTACAGCATTACCACCAGCAAAGCTATATTGAGCATTGCTTACACTTAACGCACTGCCCATACCAAAACCGCTATCAGAGAAATTCATCAACTGAGAGAAGCTAGAAGGAATATCTTTTCTAACAAAGTTTGTAGCTGCAATTCCGCCTAAACGTAATGAATCTGCACTAGTACCCCACATAATAGTTCCAGTAATGTTTCCTGAACCATCTGTTGACGCACTAATACCGTTTACGTCTGCTGTATTTAATGTAATACCTTGATAAACTTTTGAATTAGTAAATCCTAAGATTGGAGTTCTAACACTATCTACAATAAAAGTATTGTTACTAACTGTAAATACTGCTGTGCTACCACCTAGAATAGATTGAATAATAGGATGTGTAGGATGTGCAGAATCATATGCAGGATCTGAACTACTTACATAAGCACTAGTAATACTAAATTGTGTTGTACCACTGTTAGTACTAGATGTAAATGGACCAATTACAGTAAACGGTGTTTGAGCATTACCGTTATAGATGTTAAGTTGATTGTTTTGACTGTCCCACCAGAAGTCACCAATACTTGGACCACTTGGAGGAGTTGTAGAAGATTCTGCACTGCCCACTGTTCTAAAACGACCATTAACATCGAAGAATTTTAATTTGTTATGACTACTATCAAACCAAAGTTGTCCTGCAACAGGAGTTGCTGGTTGTGTAGAACCAGCAAAGTTTTCTAACAAATACACAAAATTTTCATTTTGTGCTTGTCCGTAACCAGCATAATTTTTGCCGATGAGAGTGATATCGAGCGAATTATCAATAGTTCCATCAGCTACTGATATTGCTGGGCTAAACGGAGTCCCGTTAAAATGATTTATTGTGTATGACATTCTACTTTCCTTATTCTATTATTTATTTAGGCTGTGTTTGGAGCCAAGTGTTGAACGTTGCCATCTGTGTGCTATCATAGCCAATTAATTCAGGATAAACACTGATCCAAACGTCCGATAATTCAGGAACCATAGCTTTAATTCGTATTGTAGCACGGCCTATTTTATCAAGTGCAAATGTTATCGGTGCACCGTTTGTCGATGATGCTTTGTATGCCGATGGATCTCCGCCATTAATACTCATAGGAAAATCTAATTTCTGCAAGTTCTTAATTTGAATTTCAGTAACATCTGGCCAAACTGTTCCATTTATGTCTACAATTTTTGGAATCAATGTAATTACATTATTAACTCCAACAATCGCTTTACGTTGTGCATCTAAGTATGTGTTAGGACCAAAGTCTACTACAGCTTTTCTAATTCTTAACGTGTTGTCTGGCATCCAGAATGACAAATGACTTGGATTTAAAATACTTTCAGAAATTACATTGTACATATCTTCTGTAAGTGTACCAATGTAATGGTTCTCTGTATTAGTATCGCTATGAATAATATCAGCGAATGGCGCAATAGCACCGTACAATCCAGTGATTAGTCTATTAACAGTTGAAAAACTGATACTGTAATTTTTATCTGCTGTCCACCCTTTTACTGTGTCCATTCCAGAAGGTGCTTGAGTTGTCATACCATAATCCTTGTTAGTTTGTCGTATACTTTATCACAGTGGTTACATTCTGTACCACATACTGTTTTACAATTATTAGTTAGCTGATTGAATCCTAGTTCAGTAATTTCGTTTACCAAAGTTTTTGCTAAAGGAATAAACCCTGTAGTACTTAATAAGTCTCCAAAACGAATATTTCCGCTGCCTGTTTGATACGCTTCTATAACTTTATGCCATCTTGTCAGTGGAAAACCACGACCAGCAATTTTAATAGTATCAACTAATCCATCAAATTTTGCCAAATCATTTGGAAGTGTAAATGCTGTTTTCAACCATTCAGCTGGATTGTTATTGAAGTAACTTACACATCCAAGTTTATTATGTACATTGGCAGTTATATCTCGTTTGTCTTGAAATTTAATCTGACTAATAATTAAATCATCCCATTGTTTCCATTTGCAATCTACAATACAGCCTTCATTTACTAGCATAGTAATTTTAATGTCGTGCTTTTTAGCGTAGTCGCTCATTTTACGTAACGTATCTAAATCTCTATTTAAACTACGATCAACAATAATATGAGTAATATGCAATACTTCGTGCATAAAGATAAAATCTTTAAGTGTGCGAACTAGATTGTTCACACTATTTTTTAGAATTAAATCTGGTTTATGTTGCTGAAAATCTTTGATAATTTCTGCTCTTAGCAAATATGTATTGTTAAGTGTAACAATATCAACATCAATATCTGCAATGTGTTTAATTAAATCAGGAACTTGTTCATAAAACTCATTGCTATATGTACTAGGATTTACAAGATAATGAATTTTAATTCCGTACTTGTCTCTAATTGCATATAGCTCATCAAACATTTCTTGACCGTTAAACAAACTTCTAGCACTACCAAATTTATTGTCGCTGAAATACACATCAGTAATAGATGATGTATCTAAGTCAGAAAGGGCATCAATCATTCCCTCTGTATAAGGTATGCTGAATTTACGGGTTGTATACATTATTTGTTCTACTTCCTATACCAATCCAACCTGCTGTAATTGTAGTTCCGTGATACCAGTGGTCTCCACTAATAGTAACACTGATATAAAATTTGCCGTAATCGCCACTAGTTTTATCATATGTAAATGGACTTACAGATACAGCCCAAGTTGATGGATCTAACCCATAATAGTTAATACGACCATCGTATATACTATTAAGACTTGGAGCAACGTTTAAATCATAATTGCCTTTCCAACGTAAGTTTGCTGGATCACTACTTAAAGAAAAATAACTAGCAAGGTCAATTACAAGAGATACTGTTCCAGTTGTACCGTATTCGCTAACACTGCTATAAGTTGTTGCTGTTGACCAACCACCGCCTGTAAATCCGCCGCTTGTACCGCCACTACTATAGTAACCGTTAGTGTGCAAGTCAATTGATCCAACAATAGTTTGAACAATATTTTGTAATTGTGCTTGTGGACTAGAAATTTGTGGAGGAATATATGGCTTGTCGCCCAAGTCGTTATAACTACCAGTTGCTGCAACTCTTGCCAATGTGTTACCAAAGTTTACGTCAGTAAGAATCTTTGCCCAAGGACTCCAAGTAGTGCCAGTATCACGACGACTACGTACATAATTGTCAGCGTGGGCACCAGTACTGCCGCTCCAGCCAACTAATAATTCGCCACCGCCAGATCCACCTAGTGCAATTAAATTACCATAAGTGATTGGATAACCATTATTGTAAACACTACGCAGTGTTAAGCCATTTGGTTCAGCAGTTCCATTGTTTTCTGCTGAAACAGTTCCTTGATTATCTAGTACTGTGGCTGTGTTAGCATTACCATATAAGTTACCAGTTACATTGCCAGTTACATTACCTGTTAAGTTACCAGTTACATTGCCAGTTACATTACCAACTACTGGACCAGTGTGTGTTCCAGTTGTGTTACCAGTCAAGTTACCAGTTACATTACCAGATAAGTTTCCAGTTACATTACCAGATAATGGTCCAACAAAGTTTACTCCAGCAAAAATTTGACCTTGCATAGCAAGATTACCATTTGGTTGGAATTGACCTGAAAAGCCGCCGTTATTAGTAATGTTTATATATCCGTCACCGCCCCAGTAGAATCCAGTATCTTGTGCGCCATCACTGTAGAATGCAATACTTGGTTGAGATGGGCTACCATCTGCGACAAATATTCTGCCGCCTTGTGCATAGACTGAGCCAGTTAAATTACCAGTTACATTACCAGTTACATTACCAACTACTGGACCAGTATGTGTTCCGGTAGTGTTGCCAGTTAAGTTGCCAGTTACATTACCAGACAACGGGCCTGTAAAACTACCAACAATGTTTGCACCTACGAATCCTAATTGTTTAGTTCCAGCATTAAAGAATAGAGTGTTGTCTGTTGAATATACGTTACCTGTATGATTGCCAGTTGTGTTACCTGTTAAGTTACCTGTTACATTGCCAACCACCGGGCCAGTATGTGTACCTGCGGTATTGCCAGTTAAGTTACCAGTAATGTTACCAGTTAAGTTGCCAATAAAATGATCAGTGGCTGTATGAATTGCACCAGTAGCATTGCCTGTCAAGTTGCCAGTTACATTACCAGTTACATTACCTGTCAAGTTACCAGTCACGTTGCCAGTTACTGGACCAACGACTGGACCAGTATGTGTTCCAGCACTATTGCCAGTTAAATTGCCTACTAAATTAGCGCCAACAAATCCAACTTGTTTTGCACTTGCATCAAAGAATAAAGTGTTGTCTGTTGAATATAAATTACCAGTCATTGGTCCAAATACTGGACCATTGTGTGTACCATTGCTAGTACCGCTAATAT